TTGAACTTTTATATAAACAATGCAAAAACCGGTTTTTGGGGGGTGTCTATATTTTTGGGCTATTTAAGACTAAAATCCCCCTGTTTTCCGATTATGAGAATTTGATTAGAATTCCCGCATAAAAAACATGCCCCATTATAGGGAGAGAGACGTTTCCCTTTATTTTATGTTAAATTATTTAGGAGGAGATTTATTATGGCAAAGTTATATTTTAGTGATGTACGTATTTGGGGTTTAAATTTTAGTGGTAACAATGACCCATTCAAAACAGGAAAGCTCGGATTCAATATGAACATTGATGATGAGGACGAAGCAAGACGTCTCGAAGCGGATGGTCTAAATGTCAAGTGGCCTAAACCAAGACCTGACATCGACCCAGAAGAAGATTTTAGAAAACCATTCTTATCTGTCAAAGTTAAGTTTGGAATGTACCCACCAAAAGTTGTTCTTATTTCTAACGGTAATAACACACTGTTAGATGAATCAAACGTGGGTATGCTAGACAGTATTATTTTAGAACATATTGACTTAGTACTGAACACAAGCAAATACGATATTAACGGTCAAAGCGGAATCAGTGTATATTTAAACGCTGGATACTTTACAATGCAGACAGACCGATTCATTGATAAGTATGGAATCTAGAATTACTTTAATGCCACATCAAGAGAAGGCTCTGACTAAACTAAAGTCGGGGTCTATCTTAGTCGGAGGAGTAGGGAGTGGTAAGTCATTCACTTCCCTCTTCTTTTATTTGAAACATTATTCGAACGTTCCCGTATGTATTATTACAACAGCTAAGAAACGTAATGATGGTGACTGGCAACGAGACTGTGAATTACTAGGTATCGAAAACTATATAGTCGATTCGTGGAATAACATCAAGAAGTATACTGACAAGGTTGGTTTCTTTATATTTGACGAGCAGAAGGTAAGAGGTTCAGGCACATGGTCTAAGTCATTCATAAAGATATCTAAGACAAGTCCTTGGATTATGTTATCAGCAACACCAGGAGACAATTGGTTAAGTTATATTCCAGTATTCATAGCTAATGGTTGGTATAAGAATCGTACTGAGTTCATACATAGACATGTTGAGTATAATCAGTTCGTGTCATTTCCACAAGTTAAACGATATCATGATACTGGACATTTGCAAATGTTACGCAATCGTATATTAGTTGACATGCCTTTTGATAGACATACAGTAAGACATCGTATAGACATTAAGGCTAAGTTCGACGAAGAGTTATATTCTATGGTCAATACAGATAGATGGAATCCATTTACTGATAAACCTATTCGTAATGCGTCAGAATTCACACAAGTATGTAGACGTATAGTTAATACATCTGAGAATCGTATATTTAAGGCACGATGGATGATTGATGCGCATGATAGGGTAATCATATTCTATAACTACAACTATGAGTTAGACTTACTGATTGAGATGTGTACGGAATTAGGTAGAACTATATTTCAATACAACTCTAAAATACATGACCCAGTACCAGAAGTTGATGAATGGGTTTACATTGTACAGTATACAGCAGCTAGTGAAGGTTGGAACTGTATTACAACAGATGTTATATTATTCTACTCACTTAACTATGCATGGTGGATGATGGAACAGTCCGAAGGAAGGATAGACCGTCTAAACACACCATATACAGACCTGTACTATTTATATTTTAGTTCAGGATCGGAGATAGATGAGTCAGTAAACAAGGCTATAGAGCAAAAGAAAGAATTCAATGAGTCAGCTTGGATTAAGAAGAAGGGGTTGGATTTTAGACATGTCGGAGAGGGATTTCAGGAAGAAGTTCAAAGAGCGATTGATGAAGATATTTCCGGACGCAATCATTACTCACTTGGACCCAAATGACATTCAAGGTATACCAGACATCTGTATGTTCTGGAGAGATAGATATTTTATGTTTGAAACTAAGAAGTTTACTAAGGCTAGTAAGAGACCTAACCAACAGTATTATATTGATTTGTTTGATGATTGGTCATATGCTAGATTTGTACAACCAGAGAATATGGAGGAGGTATTGAATGAGTTGGAACAAATACCCTTTAATTGAGGGAAAACACGCGTTTTTAAGCGCTTCACAAGGAAGTTGGATTAATTACACGGAAGAACAGTTAGTCGCCTCACGTGAGAGTTATATGGCGAGAATCGAAGGTACTGAATTACATCTATTAGCGAACATGTTGATACAAAAACGTATAAAAGTAGCAAACTACAAGAAGGCGTTTAACTTATTTGTCAACGATGCAATAGGATTTGGTATGCAGTCCGAACAAACACTATATTTTAGTGAAAATGCCTTTGGAACTGCCGACGCTATTTCATTCAGAGATAACGAGTTAAAGATATTTGATTTGAAGACCGGTAGAATACCAGTTAAGACGTTTAGACAATTGGATATTTACGCAGCCTACTTCTGTCTTGAGTACGGTCAGAATCCACATGATATTCTAATTGAACAACGCATCTACCAAGGTCGTGGATACTTACATCAAGAAGCTGACCCAGATGCTATACGAAATATTATGAACAAGACAATCGAATTTGATAAGATATTGACACAATTACAGGAGTGATGATATGACAATAATCGAACACTATGGTGTCAAAGAACGGTCTGGTAGATATGACTGGGGATCAGGAGAAAACCCTTACCAAAGACCATATATTAAACATCCATTTTTAGTTGAACTTAAAGAGTTAAGAGCTAAAGGTATGAGTGAGAAGGAAATTGCAGAACATTTCGAGGTGTCAACAAATAAACTTCGTAATGAGATAGCTATCCATAACAGAGCAGACAAGACAGCTTTGATGGGTTCAGTACAATCAGCTATTAATAGAGGAGAAACCATATCTGAAATCTCACAGAGACTAGGTATATCTGAAACCTCAGTCCGTAACTACCGTGACGAAAAGAACGTGGCTGGTATTAAACAGCTTACACAAACTGTAAACGTATTGAAAGAAGCTTTAGAGGATACTCCGTATTTAGATGTCGGACCAGGTATTGAGATTCAGATGGGTGTATCTGAGAAGAAATTGAAGGACGCTGTAGAACAACTCAAACAGGAGGGATATAATGTCCATAAAATTTGGGTACGACGTATTGATGACCCGTCGCGCTATACCACCTTAATGACTCTAACTAAAGAAGAAGATTTACAAGTTGTTATCAAAAACCAATCTCAGATAAGACCTATAGATAAATGGTCAGAAGATGGCGGTCAAACATTCAATTCAATGAGAAAGCCTGAGATGGTTTCATGGGATAGATTAGAGATTGTGTATGATGAAGATGGTGGTGGTCTTAGAGACGGTTTGATTGAACTAAGACGTGGTTCAGAAGACCTAAACATGGGTGGTAAAGACTATGCACAAGTTCGTATTGGTGTAGGTGATGATAGATATTTGAAAGGTATGGCTGTATATTCTGACAACCTACCCGATGGAGTTGATATTCGGTTCAACACAAACAAACCCAAAGGTACAGCACCAGAGAAAGTTCTTAAAGAGATGAAGAAGAATGAAGACGGAACAATAAATGAGTTCAATCCGTTTGGAGCTACTATTAAGCCTGGACGTCAATTAGGCGCTTTAAACATGGTTACCGAACAAGGGGACTGGAATGAGTGGGCTAAAGACTTATCCGCTCAAATGCTATCCAAACAACCAGCTAAACTTGTTAAGGATAGACTTGATGCTACCTATGATGAGTTATTTTCGGGATTTGACGAACTTAATAGCCTAACTAACCCTACAGTTAAGAAGCATTTGATGGAAGCATATTCTAAATCATTAGATTCCGCCTCTAGACATCTTAAAGCACAAGGATTACCAAAGACAAAAGGACACGTATTACTACCATTTCCTGACATGAAACCAGGTGAAGTATACGCTCCTAACTATGAGAATGGTGAGAGAGTAGTTCTTATTCGATATCCTCATGGTGGTATATTTGAAATACCAGAACTAGTAGTCAACAACAGAGGTCCAGCTAAGAAGCTGTTAGGTAACGCTGAGGATGCAATTGGTATTCATCCGTCAGTAGCCAGTAAACTATCAGGAGCTGACTTCGATGGTGATACTGTATGGGTTATCCCAAATAATGACAGAAAGATAAAGACTTCTCGCTCATTGAAGGAATTAAAGAACTTTGACCCTGTTGCTCAATATCAAGACATGGATGCTGTTCGTGAGAAGCGAGATACAATTACTAAAGAGTACACTCAGAATAAAATGGGGGAAGTTACAAACCTAGTTACTGACATGACTCTTAAGAATGCTCCACAATCCGATATTGCTAGTGCAGTAAAACATACCATGGTTATAATTGATGCTCACAAACATAAGTTGGACTGGCGATTAAGTGAGAAAGAGAATAGAATCAACGCATTGCGTAAGAAATACCAATCTCATATCAATCCTGTCACTGGTAAGGATAGTGTATCAGCCTCAACCTTTATATCTAAGAAGAAAGTTATCAAAGAGACGATTACTGATCCCATAACTGGAGTTAAAAAGGTAGTCAAGACAAACCTATATGATAAAGTACCTGACTTAGATAAATTATCCTCCGGTACTGATATCGAAAACCTATATGTTAACTATGCGAAGCGGGTTATATCCTTAAAGAATAAGGTGGAGAAAGTAACGAATTCAATCCCCCCTATCAAACGAGACCCCGCTAAGTCTAAGCAGTATGCTAAAGAAGTTGAATCATTGAACCGCAAGTTAACAACCGCCCTATCGAACGCACCACGCGAACGTCAAGCACAGTTGTTAGCTAAGAAGCTGTACTATGAACAACTTAACGCCACCCCCGACTTATCTAGACCCGAGCGTAAAAGATTAAGAGCCCAGACCCTTAACACAGCAAGGGAAAATGTTAAAGCTAAGCGTGCTATAATAGACATCACAGACCGTGAATGGAAGGCCATACAAGATAGTGCCATATCAAACTCTAAATTAATACAGATACTAGACAATGCAGACATGGACCAAGTTAAGAAACTATCCATGCCTAGACAGTCCACTATGACACCAGCTACAATAGCAAGAGCCAAGAGACTACTAGCAAACGGTTATACATATGCAGAAGTATCTAAACAATTAGGTGTTAGTGACACCACAATCAGGAATGAGATACTACAATAGTACTATACTAATGAAAGGAGAATCAACACATGAACATAGAACAAGGTAAACTATTGACAACTATAGACAATCCATTTAACCCCCATACCCATTGGGAAGCTTGGCTTCGTTGGGATTCTGATATGGAGTATCACACACCACAATACTTAGCAAGAATTAGTAATGTAATTGTTGGAGACTCCGACGCTACTATGGAT